TCCCTCCGCGCTGACCCACATTCCCAATCGGAGCCTGGAGTGTTGATACCCTTTGAGCGCATCGAGTCCCTTGATGTACTCCACTCCAAACGGAGTCCAGTCACTCCCGCCCCACAGCATCGGATTGTCCTGATGGGAGGATTCGATGATTTTGCACACCTTCTCATCGCACCGCAATTTCAACCAGTGCTGCGGATAAGATGGATTGCAGTCCGCCATTAATTGCTGGTAGCTCAATTTATTGTTCCGGAGTCCGCGCAGCAGCATGCCCCAGTCGTCGGACTCCAGCTCGGTAGCTTCCTGCACGTACACCAGATCGAATTCGGTCGACCCGATCTTGTCCGGGTTATCCAATCCGCCCACCACGATGCGAGCTCCGTTCGGATACCGATACTCCTGGTCGGTTTCGTGCCAGCGCACCGCGGACGGTTTGGTCAAGACCTTGGTTTCGAAGGTGACCATTGCGGACTGGGTGATGGCCGCTCGGGTCTTCCGCACGATGGCGCCGCGGATCGGCTTCTGCATGCAGACCAGATTCAGCTTTTCCAGCGCAGCTCTCGACTTCCCGGTCCCAGCCGGCCCGGCCAGCAGGACCTCGCGCTCTTTCGATCGCCACAACTCGAGCGCGCCGCCCCGCGGCTGATACGGCTGCTCTTCCGGCTCGGCGCTCTCGCCTGGCCGAATCTGCAGCGAGGTCACCTGCCCTCCGGCTTCCGAATCATCGCCCGGATCTCATCCATCAACGCAGGCAGCATCCCGTTCCCCATCGCCCAATGCACCACCGCGTCCAACTGAGCCGAGCTCAACGCCACCAGACACTCACCCTGCTCGAACACCACCCGCCGCGGATCCTCATCCCACATCACCCGCAGATCACCACTCCTGAGATCAGGGCCAGCCACAACCCACCGAATATATCCACCCACCCCCACCAGGATCGAGTCTCCCGACATGACACCCCGACAGCAGATGTCCGTCGAGGTGACACCTCCAACCACTCCCCATCTCAGCCATAAACAACACTAATACGGGCACCCCACTTCCGGGTTGATCGTTTATGGATATGCCTATAGGCTTCCGCCCATGCGGGCCTCTGTCGGAGGGGGCTTCAGGAAGCTAAGCTCGTCGGCCCCCCGCAGCATCGCCCACCATGTCCCCCGCACGCCTCACCGTCCACGAGCTCCCCAGACTGATCCGCACGGAACAACACAAACTCATCTGCGGCGGATGCAGACGTACCTGGAGAGCACCCACCGACGGCACACTCAATCAACGCAACTTCGAATACCTCACCGAACACGCCTTCAATCACATCTACCAGAATCGACCACGACGTTACCGATATATCGCCTGAGCTTTTCTGGATTTTGAGTTCTGCGCTTTTGGGGCTATAGGTAGTCAGACGCGCGAGCCGATCGGGCCAGGTTCGGCCCCACCCCGCGGTCCAGGAGCTGGCGCAACCGCGGCTCAACCTCTAGAACGCGCGTGCTACCTCTACCAGCCGTTGAGCCGCCGCCGTTATGCCTAGTCTGAGGACTACCCTCAACCGGTGCGCTGTTACAGAACATCCGCCGGGTCAACACCGGCAATCGTCTTAATGACCTGACTGAGTCCAACGTCCACGCGGTCGCGGTACTTCTCTGGTCGGTTGGCGCGAAGCACTAACGTAAGCAACGCATCGGAATACTCGCGCTTGTATCCGACTAGCTTGCCTGCCTGATACACCGGTGCCATGGTTCCCTTAACGCCGCGCCTAATTGCTTCCGACTCCAGCATGTCATTAAGGGACTCGCGTGCTTCCCTTTCCCTTAATAGGAAAGTCTCATCCGTTTCGCGCCATTGATAGACCGTGCGCGGATCACACTTTGCAGCCTTACAACCGGCCGTAATGGTGCCTACCGTTGACAGTCCCCTAAGGTAGGCAGATTGCTTACGCGCAACTTCGGATGCGCGCGATACCAGAGCCTGCTTTTGCGGTACCGCGACCGTGCTGGGTGTGGACGGTTGTACGAGCGCTCCGTGATTGACGAGTGTTTGTCCGGCTGTTCGCGACATGTCCTCAGTGTCCCGGTGTGGGTAAATCCTGGTCGGCATCATAGCGCAACCTTCCCTCAACCTAGGATCCTTGACGCGTATAAGTGGCTTATGCGAATATGTCGTCAACCTGATCAAAGGAACGCTCTGTTGGAACCTCTCACTCTCGTCTCTCGTCGCAAGCCTGTCTCGTATCGCGAGCATGGTTTTGTGGAATTGCTCACCCCGGATGGGTACAACCCCAAGTTGAAAAAGGGTCGGGCGGCCGGCTATTCAAGCGCCGTGCTTCACCTCGCACCGGCCCGTTTGTCCGGGTACAACGTCTGCCAGTTCGCTTCGTTTGGTTGTGCTGCGGCTTGTCTGAACACGGCCGGGCATGGCGGAATCATCCGCAAGGGTGAGATCACCAACGCGATTCAGCGAGCTCGCGTGGCGCGGACGCATTTGCTCTTTCGCAAGCGTGCTCCGTTCAACAGTCTGTTGGTACGTGCCATCGATACGCATATTCGCCGGGCTGTCCGCAAGGGACTGACCCCGGTCGTGCGACTCAATGGGACGTCTGATCTGCCTTGGGAATCGTTCCGGTTGGGCGATGGGCGGACCGTGTTCGAGACGTATCCGACCATTCAATTTTACGATTACACCAAGAATCCGGGCCGGGCCATTGCCAACGCGATGGGCGCTCATGCCAGCAACTACCACTTGACGTTTTCTCGTTCTGAGACAAACGGGCAGGCTTGCCGGGATGTGCTTGCTGCCGGGGGCAATGTCGCGGTCGTCTTCTCTGGCAAACTGCCGGCGACGTTCAACGGCGTGGACGTCGTGGACGGCGACCATGATGACCTTCGATTCCTTGACCGCCGGGGAGTGATCGTTGGCCTGACCGCCAAGGGCAAGGGCAAGCGCGATACCTCCGGGTTTGTTGTGCAGGCAATCACCTCAACGTCTGCCCCGGTCAAAGCGACCGGGGAGGATCCGTTGACCGATGCCCAGTACGCGCAACTGATCAGCATGTCGGAATGGCAGGCTGCGGCGTGAACGCGCCTCAGTCTTGCGGCTACTGCGGCGAGCGACTCGTACCGGGCGCTCTGTGCTGCGACAAACGGATCCGACTCATCATCCGTCGCCGGCTCGCCCGGCTCAATCAGGTTGAGCAACAGGCTCAACGAAAGGAATCCTGATCATGACCATTGACTACTCGCCCGAACTGGGCAAGCGCTTCGTGACCATCCTTGAAGAATGGCTCACCCCGGAGGAATTCGAAACGGTCCGCACCCGCAACGATGCACGCGAGCCGGGCGTCTGCCATTCGCACGACTTCTGCGACGCCAACGAAGCGATGGCCCAGGCGTGCATCGATGTGCTGGGCCGGCATCCTCGCGTGATCGACGACCGGCCGGCATCCGACGGCGAGCACGAAGCGGACAACTTGCTCTGGAACCGCGCATGGGACTGGGCCATCGATCACTACCTCAGCCATAGCCCCACCGCTATGGCGCTTGAGGCTGACGGATTCCCGGAGGTCACGGCTGAGCCGACGGTCGACCTGAACGACCGCGACTCGCTCATCGCCTGGCACGTTTGGAACGACCGGAACGGTTGCTACCGGGACGCGGACGTCGCCGCCGAAGGCGCCGGACTCGGCTACTGGACGCTTGAGGATCTCCGAAGCCTCTACCTGACCGGCGCGGTCGCGCCAACAGTCTGAACGAACGTTCAACGGAAAGGACCCTGATCAATGGAAAACCAAGAGTTTCACCTCCACGTAGGCAAGGCGGGCGCATTGCTCGCTTGCCGATTCGAAGACCAGACCGACGACGAAGAGTTCGCCCAGCTAGACCGGCTCCTGCCGACCGCACCCGCCGGCAGCCTCGAGGAGCTCCGCTACCACGCGCTCACCCACGCCACCGTCAAACCCATCCCGGATGCCACCATGCCGGTCTGCCGCTACTGGGGATCCGACAAAGGCTGCGACGGCTACCGGTTCTGGATCGAGCCGATGCCGGAAGGGCAGTTTGCACCGGGGATGGTCTGCGGCGAGCACATCGTCGACTGGACCGTCGACTACAGCAACCTGGCCAGCGAATGGTCGCTCAAAGACTGGGTAGGCACGCCAACCTACCCGGACGACAACTGGGCCGACAAACAGACTGTACGTTCGCCGGCTCTCTAGAGCCGGCCATTCACCCCGGAGAAGGAATCCCTGATCGAATGACCATCTATTACGCATGGGTCGAAGGCTCGCGCTTCACCTTCAGCGCGGTCGGACTGACCGAAGCCCAGGCCAAGGATGCCGTGATGGCAGCCTGGCACGCCCACGTCAAACAAACCGACGCCGACCCGGACTACATTCGTCGCGAAGACGTCCAGCTCCTTGAGATGAAGCCGGGCCAGGGCTACCGCGACAACGATCACCCTCTCGGCAAACAAGTAGCCGACCAACAGACTGAACGAATGACCGGGGCAGCACTCTGATGCTGCTCCGACTCGTCCTCACCATCGCGCTGGTCGCCGCGTGCGGCTGGCTCGTCTACTCGGGGACCGTCACCGGCTGGCTGATGTGGCTCGTGATCGCACTGGGAGCCACGATGGCCGTCGGCACCCTCGTCGGCGGCGGACGACGCTAGATGCCGCGCCGCAAACACGTCGCACCTACCCCACGCTTCGACCCGGACATGTTCGGAGAGAAGCTCGCCCCGGACGAGCTCCAGGACTGGCGCAAAATCCGCGGACTGCAACAGGACGACCTCGCCACCATGCTCGGAGTCACTCAAGCCGCCGTCAGCTACTGGGAATCGGGCAGCTACCCCATCCCAGCATGGCTCGCGCTGGCGCTCGAGACGGTCGACCGACGACTCGGACGCTTCACACCCGTTCCGGTCACCATCAGCCGAGCCGCCATGAAAGTAGCCGGCCAACAGACTGAACGTTCGGCGTAACATCTCAACTGCCGTTTGGCAGGCGGCAAGCGCAGCTACAGGGCAAAGAGCCTCACCCGGGGAAACCAACCGGTGAGGCTCTTTGTTTTACCCGGGTCACTTAAAGGGGGGGTTGAGGGGGGCTTGCCCCCTTCAGAAAAAGAACGTAAATCCCGGATTGTGACCCGGCATCTGCGTGACAGGCCCTTGACCAGGGTAAGTAGAATCGTACGTTAGTAGCCCCGGAAGAAAAAGGTTGTAAGGAAAAGGAAACCAAAACAACCGTATAAACCTAATCCGTATCGGTATCAAGCTCACCGATACGGATTTCTGCTTTCAGTGCCCAGACGGTTGGTTTGCCTCGACCCCCGCCGCTGATGATCGGGAACACGTCCGACATCCGATTGCATTCCATCTTCACCGTCTCGGCTGGCATCCCGGTCACATCCGCCAACTGCGCCGTGTCCAATCGACCAGCACGACCCAGGGCTCTCCTGATCCGCTGCGACCCGCTCATCGTCCCCACCTCCAGACTCGGCATCTCACTGAGACGAGCGCTCACGAACCTGGCCGTGTGCTGCACGTTGTCAAAGTCCATCGTGTACGCCAGCGGCTTCTGCGGTGGACCGTCGAACGCCTTGCGCGGAGTCATGCTCACCCCGAACCGAGTCGCCCGCGGACCACTCTTCTCACGCTGCATGTGCCAGATCGCACGAGCTCGATACTCGAACAACGCCGACCCGATCACACTGATGTCGTCCGTCCGCGCGTTCCGAGTCGTCTTGTTCGGATGAGCGCTGATCAACTTGCTCACCCCCTCACCCAGGCTGCCGACGGCTGACATGGTCGGAGCCGCGTACTCAGCTGAGTTCAGATCGGCGCCCGTCGCGAACGTCAGACTGTCGATGATCACCAGCACCGGCTTCAATCGATCCACCACCTGGCGCATCTCCCGAATCCGATCGAAGATCCGACCCCGAGTGCTCATGTTCACGTAGTGCAGACTGGACGGCACGCTCGAGCCCAGACCGCGGCAGATCCACGCCAGCCGCTTGTTCGCCACCGCTTCGTCCACTTCCCAGTCGAAATAGATCACCGGCCCGCAGTGCTTCGGATCACCGAAACACGACCGCACCCCCAGCGCTACGCACGCAGCCAGGTAGAGCATCAGATAGGACTTGGTACTGCCCTGATCAGCAAGCAGCAGCGTCACCTGGCCCAGCGGAATAAGCGGATCAATCAGAAAATCCGTATCAAGCGCCGACTCGTTCTCAACACCCGTCAGCAAAACCGGATCAGACACCGCCACGTGACGCTGATAGCAATCCTGGAAACACCGATCCACGTCCGGCTCCCAGCTACTGCCCGGCTGCGGCACCAGCTTGTCTAACTTGCTCACCAGATTCTTCCGGTCCGTGATCGTCGTCAACGTCACCGCACTCCAGAACAGATGACCCGGATGACCATTCGCCGGCTGGGTGCTGTCCACCGTCAGCATCCCCCGCACCGCACCCGATTCCGTCTCGTGCAACCGATCGAAAATGAGCACCACCTCGACCTCCGGCCACGCATACCGAATCTCATCCCGCGTCTCGGATATCTCCGGTTTCACCAATCTGCGCCGCCTCTCGTCTGCCTGGGTTGGGGTCGCTTTCGTTCGTATGCCTCGAGGAGCCTCACAGAGGGCCCAGAACGCCCACAGGACGCGCAGTAGTACATGTGGGCTGGCACGCTGGCCTTGATGCCCTCAGGCGCGTCACAGACGCTGCACGGGATGCGCCGCGTCTCGCCGTACCGGTCCAGCGCCAGCCCCGCCGCCGACCAGCGCTTGGCTTCGTCTTCGCTGACGTACCGCGGCACCCGGCCACGCTCCTGCTCCAGCAGGTCCTGATGCAGCGCCTGGTCGTGCGGACTCAGCGGATGGGCAGCCGGCAGGGGAGTGTCGATGGTAGCCGGCTCCGACTCGACCACCTCGCCGTACTTGCTCGCGAGCTCCTGCAAACGATTCTCCACGTGCAGCCGCCGTAGCCGCTCCGCTTCGCTCACGCCAGCAGGCCCATCACCATCGCCTCGTCCACCGGCCAGACCACGTAGGCCGGGATCCCGGCCTGGTTCATCCGAGCAATCCACTTCTTCTGGTCAGGCGATGCCTGACCACGCCCGGCCTTGCACTCGAGCGCCACCGCACGATCCCCGCGCACCATGAACAGATCCGGGAACCCGCTCGGCGATCGGCGGCTGTTGTGAGTGTGATAGACCAGCCACCCAGCACGCTCGGCGTAGGACCAGATCCACATCATGAACTGCTTCTCTTTCACCCGAGACAGGACAAGCTGACGCCCGGGCGAAAGCGGCATGCTGGGCTAGTCCTCGATCTGAGCGAGCAGGTTCAGCGAGTGGCAGTCATGCGCCAGATGACGCATCCAGGCCCGATAGACACTCTCCCGACCGGGATGCTCCGCGGCCAGCACACCCAGCATCTCGATGGCACGCCGCATCTCCGCGACCAGCTCGTGCATCGGACGCTCCGTGTCGATAGTCACTCCGGCAGCCCCGGCTGACGCTTGCGCTGGTTGTGCCGACGCACCAGATTGAACGCCGACGGCTCTTCACGCTTGAGCGCCGCGGTCGGCTTCATCAGCATCAGGTCAAGCGTCGGCTGGGTGATCATCCCCATGTCGGTGATCGTCCGGACCCCGAAGCACGACGCGAGGAACGCCCATGCCATGCTCCGAGCCACCGGGTCCTGAGCCACCACAGGGTCCATCTGCAGCAGCCAGTTCTCGCTCACCATGAGTCGACCTCGACCAGCCGGTGCCCTATGAACTCCGCCACCGGCGCCACCACCCCGTTTCCGATCATTCTGTACTGGTGCGAATCCGGGATCACCTTGCCGTCAGCAGTGAGACGGACCCAGTCATCAGGCCAGCCCTGGAGGCGCGAACACTCCATCGGAGTCAGCCGTCGCACACCCATGCCCGACGGCACCACGTTGTGGGTGCGGAAGTTGTTCTTGCCTTCGTGGGTGTACGTCTTGCCTTCGTGAGCGCTCACCGGATCGGCGACCAGCAGGTTGTCGGCGCCGTCGCCACGTCCGCTCGAGTGACCGTGATGACCGTCGCTGGCCCGGACCGGGCCAGCGACCACGTAGTCAGCTTCACCACCAAGCTGGGCGCCGATCACCCCGGGCAGATCCGATACGCCCACGTTGGTGCCGTTGGTGCTCAGCACGATCATCTGCCCGTCTTCCTGCGTCTTGACCGGCTTGGATGCCTGCGGGTCTTCGTCCCACCCGAACGTCCCGCGACCAGCCAGAGACGACTGCTGCATGGTCCCGACCACGAACGTCTCCGACTCCATGTCCATGCGATACCCGCTCGCACGAGCCACCAGCGGACGCGCCTGACCATCGTCGATCGTCGAGCCGACCACCAGCATGTCCGCTTCGGACTTCGATCCACCGGGGTGGCGCGTGTTCTCCGTCCCAAGCGTGCCAGCCACCATGAACCCGCGATTGCCGTGCGCCGCGCCACTCCCCAGTGCACCCACCTCGTCCACCACCGCGGCGTTCTGGGAGTCGACGATAAGGTTCTCGTCGTCCTCGTGGTGTCGCCCGGGCATGTTGCTGCCGGGATGACCACCACCACTCAAGGTCGCCGCGATGGCCGGCGGAACCCCACCGTTGCCCCTGGTGCCCAGGATGGTCGGAGACATGCCCGACTCCTCGATGGCACCGCCGCCACCACCCTTGCTGGCGAAGGCAATCATGGGGAGCTCGACGCTAGCCCTTCGAGCGCCGTCATCAAGCGTGGGGGCAATGTCATCGGCATCGGCTACGTAGTTGGAGTTCCACGCGTTGCCGTGCCCGTCGCCAGTGCCTCTAACGCTTGCATTAAGCGCGTAGGCAAGATCTTGCCCCGCTTCGCCGCCCGCCGCAGAATGCCCGCCGCAGCTTTCGCAGACAGCCAGTACTTGCGCGGCACGGCGCGCGTCTCCAAGACAGCCGACAATGAACACCCGACGACGACGCTGGGCGACTCCGAAGTGACGCGCGTCCAGAACCCGCCAGGCCACACCAAACCCGACGTCGACCAGCCCCCGCAGTACGACACCGAAGTCGGCGCCCGGCTCTGGTCCTGAGGAAAGGAGTCCGGGAACATTCTCAATGACGACCCATCGTGGCCGCAGCTCGGACACGATCCGGTGGAACTCAAACCAGAGACCGCTGCGCTCCGCGGATAGACCACCCCGTTTTCCGGCCACGCTGACGTCCTGACAGGGGAAGCCTCCGTAGACGAGGTCAACACGGCCGGCGTCCCGTGACCGCCACCCTGGCCCACCTTCAGCGATGGCGACATCGTCCCGGCGTCCACTGAACGCGAGCCGCCCGTCGAGCGGAATGCCATCGGCTCGCCGATCAGCACCGGCGGCACCTCGTGACGCTCCTCCCAGCCGCTCAGCGTCGGAGCCAGATCCGACTCCGACCACGTCTCGGCATCGTCCTTGAAGTGAGGACGCGTCCACTTGGCGAACGTCGGTGACTCGCTCACAGTCAGGCCAGTGCCGCTCCAGCACGCTCAGGCACCACGGATCCGACTCGACCTGTAGTACCGTCGCGATACCGGCTCGCTGGAACCCGAGCTCGAAAGCCGCCGACTCCACTGAAGAGCGAAATCGCCTTCACGGAGCCGGTGCCTCCTTCCGGACGGCATACACCCCGAGATTTCTGACCGCACGGATCAACGAGCGGCCAGGTTCTCGAGCCCGGCCTGCTCGATCATCTCGCCCAGCGTGTCGTTGTATTCACGCACCACGTCGATGGGCGTCTCGTTGCGAAGCGAATGCGGGTTCAGCTTCAGGTTGATCGCCTGCTGCCGCAGCGTCCGATAGCGAGCCCACTCATCCACCTCCGGCTCGGCTTCCTGCTCCGGCTCGGCGTCCGGCGCCGCCACCTCCGGCAACGCCTTCTCGGTCGCGGGGATGTCGTAGAAATCCTCTTTGTAAAAATCGTCGTACGTCCGCTTCTGCGGCACCCGCGACTCAGTCGACTCCGACACCTCGACTCGCTCCGACACCGGGACCGGCTCGTCGTTGGGAGTGAACCCGGCACCGCTCATCTGCAGCGCCCAGCCCTTCCTTAATGCCTGGGCCTCGGCACATTTCGCCAGCATGTGGCGCGGCATTTTCGCCCACATAAACGCGCTGCCCGGGGACGGCACGAACTCCACCCACCGCGCCTCACCGGTGAAGGCTGCCTTGTGGCCCTCGACGATCTTCCAGACCACAACCTGGGCATACTCGGGGACGATGTAGACCTGCGGCTCTTTGTCCTTCGTCCCCTTGTAGCGCCACTCGAGCGTCCCGCGGAACGTCGGCGGACTCGACCCCGCGTAGTTGCCCGCCCGATCGGCGATCGAACGCAAACCGTCGATGCCGAGCTGGAACGTCCCCCGACCCTCGCGGTTGATCCAGTAGTCCTGATTGACAATCGGGTCGATGCCCAGCGTCTTGGACGCGCGAGCGAACATCGCCAGATCGAGCATCGACACGTCCTTAGGCTGTTTGCCCATCGACGCGGCCATCTTGTGGCGGATGAGCGCCAGATCGGCGAGCTCGAACCCGGTCATCGACCGGATCATCTCGAAGGTGATGTCGCCGCTCTCGCGACGGCGCTGCATCTGCTGGTTCATCGGCACGTCCATGCGCTGGCTTTCCCAGCGAGAATCGAATCGGCGAGGTATTGCACTGCCTGGTACGGGTCGAACGGATCGTCGTAGCCCACCGAGTAGAAGTGACCGAGCAGGCCGCCGCGGTGGAGTTGCACGGCGCCGTACGAGGTGCCGTAGTCACCTATCGCGTGCGGATCCATGGTGTGCCCGGTTTCGCAGTCCACGATGCGCTCCAGCCGCGCCGCCGACACTCCGCTGGTAGCCGACGCCTGCTCGATCGCGGCATAGGTGTCGTCCACCGTGAAGGTGTACGCCTGCATCAACAGCAGACCACCCAGCAAGACCGCCATCAGTTCTGTTTCGCCCGAAGCTGATCGGTCCAGCGGTACTGCTGGATGAAGTGATCCAGCACGCAGAGCATCGCTTCCTTGACCTCAGTGGTCGGCTCCTCAGTCGCACCGACCAGGAACAGGTTCATCGCGATCAGCGTCATCACCGTGTACTCGAGCGACTCGACCCGCTCCTTCAGATCGTCCGCCATCAGAACGGCATCTCCGTCACGTCATCGTCGACCGGCTCAGCCGGGACCGACCTGCCGAATGACCGCGGCGGCGGAGGAGGCTGCAACGCTCGCACCACTGCGGGCGACGGGGAGTGGGCTAGCTCGGCGTGGACCCGGTCGCGCGCTTGCGATAGCAGCACCTGGGCGCAGTCCATCCCGTCCTGACCGGGCGAGAGTTCGTACTCCAGGCTGCACTCGGCAGCTTCGGTTCCGTAGTTGCCGTCGCTGACCTGCTTCCGAAAGCTGACGTGGATGCTGATCGTCCCGCTCATGACGCCTTCTCACCCATGAGCTGGCGCTCCAACTCGGAACGGCACTTCAGCCACTCCTTGCGAGCGAAGATCCCAGCCTCGGCGACGGTGTCGGCGTAGACCTTGGCCTTGATGTCGTAGCCGCGAGCGCTGGTCGTGATCTCGACGCTGTCGCGGTTCTCGGTCGCCGACGGCTGGCCGAGCTTCCCATTGATCGCCTGTAGCTCAGCCAGGATGGCAGCCAGCAGGTCGGTAGTGACCATCGGGGTTCCCTCCACGGTCAGCGAACGGCAGCAAGCAGACGGTGGCTGTCCTCTTCTTCAGCGTCCTCGTCCTGCCCGATCAGCAACCGCTCGAGCAGGAGCGCGGCCTCATCGCGCTTGTCGCGTCGCTTCTTTTTGGCGCGCGCCTCCAGCGCTTCGTACGCCCGTGCTGAGAGCTTGATGTAGAGCGAGGTGTTGGGCATGGGGAGGAATTCTCAGAGGACATCCCTCCGCCCGTCGATGCCTCCGGAGTGACAACTGTCAGCCGCTGTCACATCCGTCGTCAGTGAGTCGGCGCGACTACCCCGTTGTGCCCCGCCAGGTCGTGGACCTGAAGGAAGTCTTCCCAGCCATCCATGCCAGCGCGCTGGAGCCAGCGATGCACGGTGCGTTTGTGGCGGCTCATCGCTTTGGCGAACTCCACCTCCCGCGGCGGCAGATCTCGCGGCTCCAGACCGTCGGTCCATTCAGCCAGATCGACCAGGAAATAACCGGGGTCGGTCCAGGCACTCCAGACCGGCGGCTGGTATCGCCGCTCGGGATCAGCCAGAGCGGAATCGAGCATCGCGGAGAGCTCCGGGGTGAGCCGTTGGGCACGAATGGTTTGCAGCAAGTGCATCGCGAACGGGGTCATGATCCTCCCCAAACCGATCCCTTGAACGTGCCGCGCAGCCGTCGGGGGGCTTTACCCCGCCGCCTTCCACTCACCACGGGCCCCAACCCCATTGCGACACCAGCTACAGGTTGTCTAGAACGCTTGTTCTATACTACGCTTCAGTATGCCTCCGCTGCCACCTACAGTCTCCCCTACTTGTCGCGCCTCGTGACAAGACCATGATGGGTTGGGTAAGGTACAACGGTACTCAGTACGTAACGAGCCTGCAACACTACGGATTCGCGCCGGGAAAGGTACGTTCTATGGACTAGTCCCTATCACGTCGCGCTCGTGATCATGTACCGTAGTGTTCGTGCCGGCTTCTCTTCGTCGCCACCGCACTGAGCAAGCGCTCTCCCAGCAAGAGTTGGCCGACAAGGCCAGGATCGCTCGCTCCACGGTGCTGAAGCTGGAAGCTGGCGTCGCTCAGCCGCGACCGTCCACGCTGCGGAAACTGGCCCGCGCGCTGGGCATCAAGCCCGTCGATCTACAGTCCTGAGCAGGTTCCCACTTCGCTATGGGGAGAGACGGAAGCCGCCCCGCCTGCTCGTGGGAACCCTGATCAAAGGCACGAGCAGAACGGGGCGGCTTCCGAACCATCATAGCGTGAAGTCTCTGTCGTACGGGAGGAACCCTGGTGACCACTGAACCGCTTGTTTTCCCGGCTGCCACGGTGATCATCACCATCAGGTATCCGATCTCCAGTGTGACTGAGGACCAGGCACTGGCTCGAGTGAGAAGCTTCGTCGCCGAGCTCACCGACCAGGGCATCGACGCGTCCATCAGGGTCGACCGATGGGAGACGGATGGCTGACGCGGCCCCGCTCATCCCCAAACAGCCGCCGCGCTTCAAGCTGGGCGAGGTGGTGGTCTACCGTGGCTTCGAAGATGGCTGGCGTTGGACGATCGTCGATGCCGTGATCAAGCAACCGAAGGTCTACAAAGAGGGGAAGAAGGCCAAAGGCCGCGGCAAGCCGACGTGGTTCTATCTGGCCACCGCGACCCGCCCATACGACGGCGTCGAAGTCTCCCGCTGGCACTGGCAGTTCAAGCTGGCGCCGCTTCCGGCAGAGGTCACGGGCGCATCACAGGCATAGTGGCAGTCGTGGTGCTCTATACCGTGGCGCTACTACGTCGCCCCTGAGCCGTGCTGCACGGGTCTGGCCAACAGCCAGCACCCCAGCCGCACACCGGGCAGTTCCATGTATGCTCGCAGCCCGCGACCTTCGCTGGCGGGGGCTTCGGAATACGTAGCAGGGTGACTCCGCCCGAGGGTTCCCAGACCGTTGTGTATTGGACCGGCCACTCCGGGTGGCTGCACCAGTGGTCCGCTGCTCCAAGCATTACGATGAGTGTTGTCCCTCCCGTGTTTCAACGCTGGTCCCGGATGGAATGCGCGCGCGACCGGCGTTGGCAGGTGCCCTAACCCGGCACCTGAGCGCCATGGGTCGCCGGTGGTCACGAGCGCATCACAGGCCGGCTGATTCTTAGTCGTGGACTAAGCGCATCTCCTATGATGGGGTCGGCCCCGCGCCGCAAGTGCTGAAGCGGACACGGGGCCTAGCAATCAGCCTGTGATAGGAGACTGACCACCAGTGCCAACCGTAACACCCCGAGTCGCGTTCTACGAGCGCGTCTCCACAGACGAGCAGAGCAAGCGCGACACCATCGCCAGCCAGGACAAGCGGCTGCACAAGACGTACGACTGGCGTTTCGGCGAAGGCAGCATCGAGCCGTGGATCTTCGCCGGCACCTTCAGGGATGACGGCATCTCGGGAACCATCCCCCTCGACGAGCGTCCGGACGGCTCGCGGCTGATGACCCTGATCCGCCACGGGCAGGTCGACATCGTCTGCGTGGCCGCGGGTGATCGTCTGGCTCGCGACCGTGGCGTCGCAGAGCAGATCGCGAAAGAGTTCAGCGGTCGCGAGATTCTGATCAAGGCGCCCAGCGAGACGATTGACCTGAGCACCCCGACGGGACAACTCCAGTTCGCGATCATGGCCGCATTCGGTCACTTCGAGCGCCAGAACATCCGCGTCCGCACCATGAGCGGTCGCGCCAACCACGCCGAGCGGGGCGATTGGATCAACGGCCCGGTGCCGTTTGGGTACGTCATCGCAGCCCAGCCGAACGGCGACTTCTGGCTCGCTCCGTCGGATCGCACCATCCCCGAGCTGGGTTGCACTGAGGCCGAGCTCGTCCAGCAGATCTTCGAGCGCACCGCCGGCACAGAGGATCGAAAAGCAGAAAGCCTGCTGTCAGTGAAGCGCTGGCTGCAGGCTACTGGGATCCCGTCCGTGAAGCGCTACTTCAGCAAGAAGTCCGGTCAGTACCGCTCCATAACCTACCCCTGCTGGCAATACTCAAAGCTCCAGGACATCGTCCAGAACACCACCTACTACGGCGAGCGGACGCTCAAGTTCCACACCATCGAATCCAACGAGTACAAGCAGACCGCCGCGCCGGTGGTGCAGATCGTGCCCGCGCTGGTTAGCCGCGAGCTCTGGGAGCGAGCCAAGAGTGCCAGGGGGGGACACCGCGCCAACTTCGAGCGCCGCCGTGAAGAGGAATACGTCTACCTGCTGACGGGCAAGCTGATCTGCTCGCACTGCAACGTCCACATGCGCGGCAACTACCAGAAGACCTCGTCGGCTCGGTCGGTCGCGAAGTTCTACTACGTCTGCAATCGCCACCCGACCCTCGAGCCCGGACGAAGCATCCGCGGCGAGCAACTCGAAGAGCAGATCCTTCAAGAGTTCGACGCGATCGCCGCCGCTCCTGAGCGGGTGCTCGCCAAGCTACGCGAGCAGCAGTTCGAGCAGCACGGCTCCATCGGCGCTCAGGACGCGCGCATGCATGCCCTGCGAAAGCGGCTGGCAGGCTTTGAGCGTGGGCGTTCGGGGCTGGCCGCGCTGGTCAGCAGCGGCGAGTTGAGCGCGGATGAGTTTCGCACCCAGACCGCCGACAACGCGCGACAGGCAGCCGACGTGCGGCGCGAGCTGGAGATACTCGAAAGCGAGGACGCGCTGGCTGAAGCGCTGCTAGGTCAGATCCACGATGCCGAGTCGTCGGTGCGCGTCGTGGCTGAGGAGTGGCCCAAGATTCGCGCAGCCGGCACCCGTTCAGCGATGCGCGCGTTCATGCAGCCGCTGATCCAGCGCGTGGTGGTGTACCCGGACCGTATCGAAGCGAGCATCCTGACCATCGTGTCTCGACAGACTCACGATGAGGCCCAATCGAATGAGTACGCCTCAATCGTGAGTCCGCTGTACTGGAATCGCAGCTTCGCTCGCGTGGCCAGCTAAGCGCAACTTCACCAGTGCCCGCACCGCTTCGCTGAGAGCGGTCGGGTGGTCCTCAAACGTAAAGACCACCGGCAAGGGTGGACGAGCGCCTCTTCGGGGGCGCTCTTTTGGTTCCTCGGGCACCCGCACATCCTGCGACAGCTAGCCTGTCACGGACGATGCCTCTGAGGAGACTTCTCCCCCGGACTGTCACCTATCGACGAGGTCGCTCGCGGACGATCCCGAACCAGGCGCCGATCACGACGCCAGCAGCGAGTGCAGCGCTGCCAGCGTCCTCAGGGTGTGCCACGCTCACCCACAAACACCCACTGAGCACCCCGATCGAGAGCGCGAACTGGCAGACCAGCCGGGTGATGGTGACCGACGGCGCCTCGTGCCAGTCCAGCAGGCTGCCCGTCTCGGGCGAGTCGCTCACCCTACAGTAAGCGCGCGATCGCGACTCCCCCGATGAGAGCGGCGAGCAGCACCGGCAGTTGACCGATGACCGCGAAGATGACGCACAGAATCAGAACGACCACGGCAATCACCCATCCGATGGTGACAACTGGCGGCGCAATTTGCATTTCCTGATCTCCCCTCTTAACTCTGGCTCCAGAGACAGCTCCACGAGCCCAGGTTGTCCCAGTCCGAGCGCGTGAGCTCGTTCCAAATTCCCCTGTATCCGGGTGCGCTGTTCGCGCAGTAGATCCGTCCGTTGGCGGCACCGCGGAACGCCACCCAGTGGTAGTAGTTCTGGCCCGAGCCGAGCCCGACGACGTGCGAGTAGATGTTGTACGCCTGGTCGAACGACAGCCATCCCTGCTGCATGAACAGTCCCGCGTGCTCGCGCAGCACCCGCTGAAGCTGGGCGCCACTGCCGTCATGCAGTCCCAGTGCCGGGCTGATGTTCGACGGGTAGCCGATTGCGTACACGACCTGCTCGCGGTTGCTGTAGACGTCCGATCCTCGAGCAGCGCCGACTGAGCGCTCGGTCCATTCCGTCGCCGCCGCAGAGCAGGTCCAGTCGTAGAGCTGCGCCGGCTGTTCTGCCCACGGATCCCATGCGACGCCAGAGGATGGTGCGCTGATGTCCTCAAAAGGGAACGCGGCGAACCGCGTTGTCCCTCTCGATCCAGAAGTACTGAGCGTCCCTGCCAAACGTCTGGCTGACCTTCTCGCCTTCCCGCAAGATGATGAACTGCTCGTCGGACCTGGCCTCGTCGCCCGCATCGGACATCGCCTGCTGGACGCCCGGGCCAATGCTGAAATCGGTCACATCGGCACCTGCTCGCGCGGCATCAGCCCGGCCATGATGTCGCGGATGTCCTGCTTGCGCGCCGGGTCGGAGCTCGCCTGGAACTCTGCCGAGTACTCGGCGTCAGATCGATCGCGCATGGCGATGTGCCAGTCGAGGCACTGCTGGACGATGGGCGTCTGATCGGGTGGGAAGTCGGCTGGCTGCCCGTCGGCATAGGTGAAGACCATGTCGCCGTGCTGCCCCATCCCCATGTCCGCGCCGGCCGCGGCGCACTCCTCGCGCAATTGCCCCAGGTTGATGGGCTTGCCGCCAGTCGGGAGGCCGGTCACTTCTTAAACTCCATCAGGGTGAGCTGGCGATAAAGGCCGGGCGCAGCCTGGACAGTGCCAGCGTTGGTGCCGAAGTAGAAGGTGAGGTTGCCGCCCGCGCCGGGATTCGCAAAGACCGCGTGGATCTGGATGAATGCCCCCACCGTGAGCGCCAGGTAAATCCCCTGCGCCTGGGCGATAGCTCCCTTCCAGGCAACCGCACAGGAGAGCAACGAGCCGTTGGAGTTGCTGTTGAAGGTGCCCTGGTAGAAGGCCATCAGGATGCCATTGGGGTTGGTCGGGGTGTACGCGATGCCGTCCAGCGTTGCCACCAGTGACGCCGAGCTGGTCGCCATCGCAGCCGAGAAGAACTGGGTCTGGACGTTCGTGATCGCCTGGTTAGCCAGGTTGCCGTAGGCCGCGCTCGGCCCCAGATCGGCTGCCAAAATGGTGCCGTCCTGAATGTTGCTGCCGGTCAGCGTCTCGGGGGCGACGTTCCCGCCGGTGATGGTGGACGCGGCGATCTTGTCGCTGGTGATGATGCCCGGCGCGAGGTCCACCCCCTGGATCGAGCCGTCCTGGATTTTGAGCGAGGTGATCGAGCCGTCGGGGATGGCGCTCGCTGGAATGGTGCTGATCGCGCCGCCCTGGTGGGCCGACCCGTGGTTGTGCCCGGTGGTGTTGTTGAAGAGCGCGTCGATGGTGTGCAGCGAGTTGGAGAGCGCGGTCGTCAGGTAGTCAGCGGTGTCGTCTAGATCCTGAGCGGTCGACAGCGCGAGCTCGGAGGTGGTCGCGGTCATAAAAGGCGTAGCTCCTCAATCTTGTATCCGCGGAGGTCGCCGATCCGCGTGCCTCTGAATCGTCGGATGATGCCGTAGAGGTCGACGAGCTGAAACTGCGTTGCCTGCACGGTGATCGCATAGCCCTGGCCCCCACGCTGGCTATGCGGCGTCTGGTGCTCTTCGTAGGCAAAGAACGCCACGTCATCCAGCGTCTCGTCCGGCAACTGGAGGGACACGGTCGCTGGCGCGGACGCGGCTTGCTCCATCCACTTTCTGATGGTTACCCCGGACTGGCGAGTGGTCGCCCCATCGCGCCGCGCGACGTGGTCGTTGGCGTTGACGGTCAGCGTCCAGTCTCGGCGGAACCGCGGCACCAGCCGCTCGTGGATCCCTACCCCCTCGAGTGCCGGGCTATGGTTGGGCTCGTTGGTGGAGAAGCCGATCTTGAGGTCGAGCGCACTGCCGGCGATCAATTGGCTCGGATTCATCCGCTGCCCGTTCTGGGTCTGCGGCTGCCCGAAGAGGCTATAACCCCCCGTTGGGTCCGCGGCGCCCACGGATCGACCCACCACGCGGTACTCGACGGTGACCCGATCGCCGTCGACCATGTTGGGCCCGAAGATGCTGACCCCGCTCCAGTGCTTGTCGTCTGACTGGAACATCGCGTGGTGCAGCGGCACGACCAGATAGCTTTCTTCGAGGGTGTACTCGGCGTCCGGGTCCGGCAGCAGCGGATACGGCACCAGGCGGAGCCAGTCATAGCCGCCGTCGAGGAACCCGACATAGAGCCTCGCCTCGTTGGGGATGTTCGATACGAAGCAACTGGTGACCTGGCGACCGACCCAGCGTTTGACCGCCCCGTCGTACTGGTCGAGGAAGGTGTACGAGGTGCCGCTCAGCGTCGTGTTCTGGGTCGCCGGGTCTGCCTTCGGCACCCAACTGCCGTAGCTCAGCAGGTAGCTGTTGTTTAGCTGCTGGTTGTAGATGACGGCGAATGCCATCTGGGTGTTCCAGCCGGCGAACGCCTGCACCGCGCCGCGCACCTCGCTCAGGTTGCCCAGATTGCGTCCAGGACCTCGCGGCGTGATGGACGCGCTCGACATGTCCAGCTCGTACCAGGCGCGGCTGGCGCGGAACCAGAGGCTGTTCAGCCACGCCACCGCGGTGCGCCCGTTGTCCATGTCGCGGGTGGTGAGCAACCCTGGGAACAGGTCGGTTGCGCTGCCGTCGGCGCCGATCCCGAAGACCGAGCCGTCATCCTTGAAGATGGCGAGCTGGTTGTTGGTCTGCCGAATCGCGGTGATGTGCTCGGACGGCGTGCCAATGATGATGGGCCCGCCCCACTCGGTCGATACCTTCGGGTCGCCGGTCACCTTGCGAATCACGACCCGCGCCGAGTCAGCCGCCCAGAGCTCCTCGGCGATCACCTCGAGGAAGTTCGCGCCGAACCCGGTGGGCAACGTGCAGGCCACCCACGCGGTGCCGTCGAACTGCTCGAGCACGCCGTCTTCCCACGCCACGTACAGCGAGTCGACCGCTCCGGCGAATGCACCCGTGAAGCGCGCCATGTCGGTGGGGTAATGACCAGCGCGCGCGCGGGAAACTGCCTGGCCAGCGTCGGTATCGTCGTTGCGGACGAACACCTCCTGGTTGGTGATGTAGAAAAGCTGGTCGACGCCTGCGATCCGCGCCTCGATGAAGCGGCGGCACATGCCCGCGCGGGTGGGCGTCGGCGCCATGCCAGCCGGCAGCACCGGGTGGACTTTCGGGCCCAGGCCGAACAGGCCCCCGGTGACCCAGACGTTGATGCCGTAGTGGTAGCGCCGCTCAGCAGGACTGCTCTGGGTCGGCTGGCCCAGCCCCGCGGTCGGACGGAACTGGAACGTCCGCTCGCGGTAGACCGGCGCGCTGTCGTACTCCGCGGTGGACGGGTAGAGGTTTTCGAGGTTGGTCTGTTTCCTGGCGATCAGCAGCGAGCTGTCCGGCTGCGCGAGGAGCATGACTCCCTGCGAGAGGTCCGACGAGACGATGCGCGCGTCCCACGGCCACGGCTTGCGGCGACTGCTGAGGCTTCCCATCGTTCAGCCGGTGACGTCGTCCACGAGCTGGATGATGCGGCGGTCTGCCGTGTTCCAGCGCATGGCCAGCAGTTTGGCGCGGAGGTGGTCGTAGTCGGCGTCTTCCAGCTTGACCTCGCCGTTCGCAGCCTCGAGCGCGTCCATCACGCGGATCGATTTTCGCATCTCGTCCAGACCGATACCTTGCTGCGGGTCGCTGGGGCGGCGCAGGACGTCCATCAGCACCTGGCGATAGTCCAGTGGAAATTCGCCCGGTACGACCTGGAGCGGGATGGTTTTCACGGGACTCAGAACAGGCCGATCAGCCTGGAGATGGTGGTCATATCGACCGCGTCGAGGCTGGCGTCGAGGTCCGCGATGCCGCTCTTTATGGAAGACTCCTGCTCCGAGGTAAAGAACCAGGGGGCTCCCTTCAGATCGACCGTGATCAGCCAGTCGTGATCCTGGCCAACCGAGTTCTTGATGGTCACGAACGACCGCAGATGTGTGCCGACCAACTGGTTGACCGCGAACGCAGTCTCCGGCTGGGTGCCAATCGTGGCAGGGGGCGGGGTTTCAGGAAGTGTCATGAGTGCTCCTTTGTCAGGTCCAATAGGGGACGTAGACCGGAGTACCGGTCACATCGAGGATCAGCCAGCCGTCGCCGCCAGGGTCGACTGGCCCGCCGCTCCCGGTTCCTTTTGCGGCGGGGTTGGTAGCGACCGCACCGTTGCCATTTCCCCAGGTGCCCATCAGCGTCACGCCCCCTGCCTTGACCGTCGCCGCAATCACGTTGCCAGTCGCCGTCAGGTTTCCGGATCCGTCCAGAGTCAATTCGGTAACGTTGTCGTAGTTGCGGCGCCAGATCAGACTGGACCCCTGGGCGAACGCAAGCGAGCCGTTGGCCCCGAAGTTGACATACGCCTGGTCGGTCGTCGGATTGGTGCGATAGAAGAGCACCTGCCCCAGGTGAATGTTGGCCGAGGCGTACAGGTTGCCGATCTGGTGAGTGGCGTTGCCGATGTCATAGCTGCCGTCGACGACCGGACGCAGGTGCCCGTTGTTCTGGATCACAAAGCGGTCGGTGCCGTTGCTCCGCAGGCTGAAGTCAAGGTTGGCCTGGGTGCCCACGATAGGCGTGAAGACAGCGTTGACCGCCTGCACCGTGTTCGCCGCGTAGATGTCTCGGGGTCGGTTCACTCCCGTACTGACGCCGACGTCATACGTCGCATCGGGAGCAAACGTCAGATTCTGGCCAAGCGGCAGAGTGAGCCCTGTAGCCGGTGTGACCCACTGGGTGTTGTAGTTGGTGGCGTCGATCTTCGCGAGCACCTGATTGGCAGTGCCGCCAGCCGGCACGCCAGTCCCCGCTGGACCCTGAGATCCGGTCGCTCCCGTTGGGCCTTGAGGGCCGGTCGCTCCTGCGGGTCCGGTCGCTCCCGTTGGTCCCGGAGGCCCAGGAACCGTTGAATCCGCTCCTGCGGGGCCGGCAGGTCCGGTTGCACCTTGAGGACCGGTTACACCAGTCGCCCCCGTCGGCCCAACCGGACCTGGCGACCCCGTAGCACCTGCTGGTCCCGCCGGTCCCGCCGGCCCAACCGGACCGGGAGGACCCTGCGGGCCGACCAGGCTGTTGCGCCCGCCCGGTGCCGACACTGCCAGGGACGAGATGGTCGGCTTCGTCAGCGGCACCACCGGGACCCCGACCTTGCTCATGCGTTGACCACCGTATGGACGCCGCTATACCCCGGACCGAACACGCTCTCGAGCCCCCATTGATCCGGCTTGCGCGGCGCCCTCACCGCGGCCTGACGGGTGAACTCGAGCGCCGCCATCGCCTGCGTGGATTGCAGTCCGCCAGCAGCCGCCGCGGCCATCCGCCCGGGGAAGTTGTGCCACGCCTCGATGTGCCCGGCTGACGCGGCGTAATCCAGATCGACCTCCAGCATGTCGTCGTCAAGGGTCGGGCCAACGGTCGACTCGGTCTGATTGACCCACGAGCTGACGGGGCGCTCGAGCAGGACCTGCACCTCGCTCGCGAAGTTGGCACCGGAGAAGCCCGGGTAGCCGCCAGCCTGGAGACGGATGCAGACGTGCCCGGACTGGATGAAGGTCACGAACGGGATCTCGGCTGGGGTGCCCGTCCACGGTGACCACAACTGGATCTGCCAGACCCACTTCGTGTCCGTCAGCCACGGCAGCGCCGCGGTCAGATCCGCCTCGAAGATGTAGCCCGACCCCAGGCTGTAGCGGTCGCCGAAGAAGCAGCGGCGCAATCCTGCCTGCACGGCGGGGCGGAGCTCCTGGCCCGGGTTCAGGTGGTGGAACTCGCAGACCTCGCCCGGTGCTGGCACGACCGACCATGGGCGATCGACGGTCACGCCGCCGGCTGCCGGGTCGTAGATCGCGACGGTGCGCTGGCGATCATCCTCGACGACGTCGACCGGGTTCCCCTGGAAGTCGACGCCGCGGCGCAACAGCCAGAGATTGGTGACCAGATCGAGCTCGACGGTGCTCTTCAGACCGGGGAAGTAGGCACGCTGCAGGCTGGCCGTGCTGGGGACCTGACGATCCATCGCGAGACAGTAGTACGGTCCGATGCGCCGCGCGGTCGCCTGCTCGATCTCCGCCAGACTGATCCCTGGCAGGTCCGGCTTCGACACCGGCCAGGACTGGGAGTAGGGTCCGAGCGCCCCGAGCGCGGTGTAGCGAGCGCTGCGATACCAGTCCGTACTCTGACCGCTGGCGTCGACGTAGGTGTAGGTGGTCTGGTCCGCGACGTACGGCAACTGGGCGATCATGCTGAAGCTGCCGGTCGATGCGGGCCCGCGCTCGAGCTGGATCCCCGCGTAGGTCAGCATCAGCACGTCGACCGTGGGCTCGGCGATCGTAAGCGTGTTAGACACGGGCTCCTCCAACGGCTACGCCGGGCGTGGGCGGGACTTCACCCTGAACCAGGATTTTCAGCGGCGGGTCGGACACGGATGTTGCCTGCCCTCGCATGGGAGGAGTATCCGTCTCGACCTTCAGCGGTGGTGCCGGCGGCGGCTCGTAGGTGACGAGGATCGTCCACGTCGAAGCGTGACCGTCGCTCCTGACGTTGAAGTTGCGCGGGATGACGTTGGCCACGCCACCGCTGAGATGTCCCGTGGCGCTAGCACTACCTGCCGCGCCTGCGCTCAGGCCACGCCGCAGTCGCACCGTGCTGGTGGTCGACGAGCCGCCAACGGAGACTCCGCTCAGACCGTGCAGCGCATAGACGACCGCGGCGACCGTCGCTCGGCCCGCTGCGCTGGCGGCACTGAGCGACTTGACCCGGCCCAGCGTGGCCATCGTGGCAACCGCGACACCCGCCGCGCTCCGGCTGCCCAGAAGACGTCGAGTGCCCAGCGACCCCGCGGCGCTCGCGACACCGGTCGCCCTGCCCGCACTGAGGGTGCGCGGGCCGCCAGCCTTGCCGAGCACGCCCGCAGCGGTGGCGATACCGGCAGAGGTGCGAGCCCCGATGGATCGTCGCGCGCGGACGATGGCGCTCGCCGACGCCAGACCTGCGCTGGTGACCAGCAATCGGCGCAGCGATCGTAGTTGCGCGACCATGCTCGCAAGGCCAGCGCTCGAGCCAACCACGCTCTGGGTGGTGCCCCCGCCGCCGCCCGCGAGCTTGAAGACCGCGACGGCAAGTGCCCAGGTGACCGAGCCGCCGGGAACGCCCGAATTCATCTGACCGTTGACGGTGCTGCCGGAGGCGCCAGAGGACTTGTACGCAGTGAGGTACGAGCCGGTCTGCCCACCGGTCAGCCCGTCCAGCCAGGTCCAGGTCGCTTCCTGCTGACCGCTGGACATCGAGACGCCCCAGCCGTCGTCCCCGTACAGGAAGAGAGCGAGCTCGTTGGCGGCAGAGGTCGCGGAGGTTGCACCAGACGTCGCCGTTCCGCCCGCACCTCCACCGGTGGAGGTCTGCACGTCCACCGCGCCGACACCGTTGACCGATCCCAGCCCGGAGACTTCGAGTGCGGCGATGATGCCGCCGTTCGCGGTGGCAGCGGAGTAGCTTGCGGTCGGATTGGTCGATGCGCTGGCGGTCACCACCACCGAGTGGATGGCGATCTCACCGAGAAAGCCGCCGTCGTTGATGCTCGCCGACAGGTGCTTGGTGTAGGTGCCGTTGACCGAGTCGCTGACCGTCGCCGCCGGACGGCCAGCCGCCTGCTGCCACTGCTCGGTGACCACGATGATCCGGTTCCCGACCACCGGGTTGGTGGTGAAGGCGCCGAGTGCTGCGGTGGTGTAGGGAGGCGAGCCGCTGATACCGGTCCGTTTGCTCTGGACGACGGCGTAAGCCATTTACTGCGCCGGGCCCCACTGGCACTGGAAGTTGTACGGAGGCACCAGCGAAGCGGCTCCGGCCCGATCGACGCTGGCGATCATCTGGATGTTCAGTCCGACGGCGGTCAGGTTGGTGGTCCCGGTGTTGACGTTGCGGGTCGCGGTGTACCGCACCGCGCCGGTGGTGCGGTCGACTGCGTTGGCGGTCACCTGGCGTTTGCCCGGCGCGGACTGCACGATGGTCACCTGGGTAATCAGGTTGCTGACGTCGTCGTAGCTGTACGAGACGCTGCTGCCCTGACCGTCGGTGCCGACCTCCCTGGTGACCTGTGCCAAACCAGTCAGTCCTCGGTGACGGTGATCCCGGTACTGGCGGCGAAGCGAGCCTGGTCGCCGACGTTGCAGGTCACGCTCGGGCTGACGTCCCCCCAGTACAGCATGTTGCCCGCGGTGACCGCGTCCATGACGGCCCAGCCGACCACGGTGTACGCCGAGCCGGTGACCGCCGGGAACAGCACGTCCGCGTTGTTGCTGACGCTTGACGAGGTCCTCGTCCACGCCGCGGACGCGACTGCCTGACGAGCGTAGGCAGATCCGCTGATCTCGGTGCCAGCCGCGGAATCGCTCGGCACCACGCTGAAGAGCGCCACGTAGACCGTCGACAGCGCGCCGAGCGCGGGAGTGGCGCCTCCCTTGAAGATGTGGTCGAGGATGCGCTGCTCGAGCGCATCCGTCTTACTGCCTGCGATTGGGAGCCTCCTTGCTGGCGGGCTTCACCTCCGCTGGGGGTGTCGGCGCATCGGCTCGCTGCAGGCGGGCGTTGTAGACCGCGCTGGTGGCAGCCTGGTCCTCGAGCGCCTTCTCCTCGTCCAGCTTGCTGGCCGCGCCGCGGTTGTTCAGCGCGGTGGCCTGCTCGTCGCTGACGTCGATGACCGCGCCCGCCGCGTGCGGCTCGCCTTTGTCGTCGGTGTACGGGGCGAGCAGTCGGACTTTCGTCATAGGTGCCTCCTTACAGGGTGGTGAAGGTGGCGTCCGGGGTCATGGTGGTGACGCCCCCGCTGGTGACCGAGATGCGGTAGTGGTAGGTCGTATGGGTGGTGAGCCCGGCCAGGTTGCCCACGATGTTCCCCGAGCCGGACGCTGGCGTGGCCGGTTGGGTGGTGCCGTACGCGCTGGTGGTGCCGTAATCCACCTTCATGCCGGTGCAGGGTTGGTCGACTGCCCAGACGATGGAGACGGAGGTGGCCTGGAGCGTCATCGGCGCCGGACTGCGGATGAGCGCTCCCATGTACGCCAGCTTGCCCTGGTTGTTCAGGAGCTGGCACGCCGACTCGTCGGCGAGGTCCATCTGGTGACCCTTGCCGTAGACGGTGGTCGGGGTCGACGGGTCCGGGCTGTCGGCGAGGAAGATCACGCGGGACATCTCATTGCCTCCTCGACTTGCCAGCGGTGCGATAGGCGATGGCGGCAGCCTGTTTGACTGGCCGCCCCGCCTTTAGCTCGCGCCGGATGTTTTCGGAGATGGTCTTGCGGGAGCTGCCCTTCTTGAGCGGCATGCACCCTACGCCTCACCACCAGCCGCAGCCTGTTTGACCACCGCGAACGGATAGCGCGACCCAGCCGTTGGTTGCTGACGGTTCAGCGGATTCGGCACCGCGAACGCGAACCGCGCGGTGACGCGCAAGGCGACCATGTCCTGCTGCATCAGGTTGTATTGGATGATCGGCGGGCTGCCGTTGTCCGTGATCACGCCCGTGTCAAAGACGTCCATGGTGATGTCTTCGCGGACGCCCAGGATGGCTTGCTTGAAGTCGCCGACCACCGCTGAGAAGTTCGCCGCGCCCGTCGCAAACCCCGACAGGCCCGCGCTCGAGTACATGGTCTTGACACCGTAGATGGTCCCTTCGGGCATCGTCCCCGACGGGGCCGCGTCTGGGTAGAACAGCGGGATGGCTGCCGCGGTGGTGCCGTCACCAGCTCGCAGGCCGCGCAGCCAGGCACGCACCTGGATACGAGCCCAGATCCCGTTAGGACTGTACCCGTCCGCCTCGACCATGCCGAGCGCGGTATTCAGGTCCCCCAGCCAGTCGGGCGTGCCGGTGGCGGCGGTTACCTGATTGCTCGCGGCGACCGCGCCAGGCACGATCGCGACCGGCCAGGTGGCTGGCTTGTTGGTGCCGAAGAACACCGCTTCGTCGAGTGCGATGCCGATAGCCTCGGAGATGCGCGGCTTGACCTCGGCCCAGAAGTCGTAGTCCAGATCGGCGATCAGGGACTTTGGTGCTGGCACGATCACTGCGATTTCTTCGGCGTTCAGGTAGACGTTGTCCCACTGGGTGGACGTGGTCTGCTTCATGGCGACGTCGCGCGCGTTCAGGTCGGCGCCGGTCAGCCAGAAGGCAGTCGGGAACTGCGACAGGACCGGCATGCGCTGCTGGGCACGGCGCATGGTGGTTCGGCGGAGATAGGTGAGGGCAGCCGATTCGACGATCGCGCCCTCGATGATCTCCTTGGAAACCTCTTCGGGAATGAGCGGCGACCCACCAGGGGTGACCCGCGTTAGACGGTCGTTGTAAGCCATCGGTGAGAGATCTCCGGACGGGTGAACGCCCGCCGCCTCTCACTAGGCTTGCTTGTGGATCCCTAGCTGGCGACGGAGCAGGTCGTTGACTTGTTCGCTGCTTCGCCCGTTGCTCCGTGCGGAGCCGGACGGCAGCAGCTCTGGTTCTGGCGAGCGCCCCTGAAACTCGGAGAAGACTTGCTTTCTGAAAGAGCCGTTCTTGCGGAGCTTCGCTTCCGCGTCCTTTGCCCCTTCCGATCGCCAGTGCTTCTCGAGCGACTTCAGCGCTTCGGTGGTGAGCATCTTTCGTCCGTCCGTACCGACTCCGGCGTTCGGCAGAGCCATCAGTCGCTTCTGCTCCTCGTCGGGGAGGGTCTGCATCAGCGGCATCAGGGTGACTGCGTCGTGCGCGGCACCGATCCCCTGGAGCAACTCGGTGAGCTTGCCATCCTGCTCGGCGATCTGCTCCGCGGTACGGTCCTGTTCGGCGTACGCCCACGGGTCCTCGTCGCGCAGGCGTCGCTTTTCAGCGGCTCTCGCGGCTTCAGCCCGTTTGGCTTCGCGCCGATCCACCTCGGATTGGACGGACCTATGGAACTCCTCCTCGGTCATCGTCCGAACCGGCGGCTGGTTCTGGGAGGCTTGAGCGTCCGTGCTGTCCGGATCTTCGCCCTCCTCCGTACCGCCGTGGAAGATCGGTGAAATGAATCGCCGCCACCACGATGGCTGAGAAGAGTTCTCTTCCGACTGCTCCGAAGGCTCAGCGTCCTGGACCGACTCCGGCTGCTGAACGTCCGTCGAAGGGGTTGGTTCTGTGGGTTGCATTGTGCGCTCCTATGCCGGGGCTGGCAAGCCGAAGTTGCCCATCATCCGTCCCCACTGGTCCGGCGAGGGCATGCCCGGAGACTGCTGGCCCATGAACTGCTGCGGCGTCGCGGTCGTCGACTGCTGCTGGCCAGCCTGTCCGGTCTGGTCCGTTTGCCCGCCGTTGATGTTGATGGTGACCCCGCCCTGCGAATGGCTCGGCAGGTACTGGGTGCGGTTCAGCAAGCTGCCGCTGTCCACGCCGCTGGCGACGTTGGGAATGATCGGCTGGGTGCCGGTCATGTTGGCCGCGGTGGGGCTGATGTACTTGAGCGCCTGCGCGGTGAAGTGCTGCGCGAGCTGGTTGAAGTCCGGAGCCTGGTAGGTGAAGTCAGCCGGGTTGACCGGCGGCGGCTTGCCACCTGACGCGATCGCCTGCCCGAGCTGGGCGCCCCACTGCTGAAAGCCCGGGCCGACCATGTTCTTCTGCTGGGCCATGTAGTTCTGGAGTGCCTGCTGCCCCTGCGCCTGGGCAGTGGTGTACAGGTTCATGCGCTGCGACTCTTGCGCCCGCTGCTCCTGGTTGGCGGTGATCTGGTCGGTCTGCTGGGTGCGCTGCTGCTCGGTGGTGATGGCCTGCTGGCGCGGGGTGATCTCGGTGTCCCACCACTGGTTGAACTGCTGGTCCGCGGCCTGGTCGGTGAGCGCACCGCTGGAAACCTGCTGGTGCAGCTCGGCCTGCTTCTGGCGCGCGAGCTCCTGCAACTGGCGGGTGCGGTCGCCGACATCGGTTGGCGTCCAGTTGGGGTTCGGCTCGCCGGGGATGACCTTCCCAGAGACGGGGTCGCGGCGTGGCGGCAAGAACTGGCTGGTGGCGCCAGCGCTGACGTCGGTCGGCTGGAGAGCGCCGGCCACCTTCATGGTGGGGATCTGGCCGTCGGGGCCGGGGACGTAGTCGAACCCGCCGTTTCCGTCCGCGGTGACCTGGATCAGGGTGCCCGCCTGACCGGTCAGCGGGACGTAGTACTTGGTGCCAGCCGGTTTGATGGCAGCGTCGGCTCGGCCCGCAGCAGTGTCGGCTCTGACCGTGGCAGGGTTGACCGGTCGCCAGGTGCCGTTGGGATCGTCGGGGCCGACGTCGCTCCAGACGCCGTTCGTGAAGACCTGCTGCTTGACATACCCGCCGCCCGCGTCGGTCCATTGCCGGTCGCCGTCGTTGGGCGTGGCGATGCCGCTCACCGGGAGGAAGTCCGGCTGGCCCGGCTGGCCAGCGTTGGGGTTCTCCTTATAGATCTTGCCGCCAGCGGTGGTGGTCTTGATCGGCACCCCTTCGGAGCCGAGCTCGGGGATGTCCTCGAATGCCTGGGTGGTGGCGTTCTGACCGACGTAGACCTGGCGCCCGTTCTTGGTGACCTGGCGGACGGTGCCCGGCACGTACTTGGCGGTATTGACGCTGGGCGCATTCGGGACCGGCTGGAACGGCTGTCCCTGCGGGTTGGTGCCGACCCAGGTGAGATGTCCCTGGCCGTCGTCGACCTGCTTGACGTCCGACCAGCCCTTGAGGTTGCCCAGGCTGTCGGGGCTGTTGGGCATCTTCTCGAAGGCGCCGGTCTGGGTATTGGTGCCCCACAACTCGTCGTGCCCGTCGGCGAACGACTCTCGCTGGATGTCCTTGTAGCCGCCTGGGTTCGCCTTATCGATGGTCCCGGACGCGCTGTAGTCGGAGATCGCGTAGCTGTAGCCGGCGTTCGGGTCGCCGCCAGGGGTAAGCGGCTGTTTGCCCAGCGTCAGCTTGAAGATCTGGCCGGTCTTACTGTTGACGACCGAGATGGTGGAGGTATTGCCCGCCTGATAAATGAACGGCTGGGTGCCCGCGTTGGCTTGATCGAGCTCTTCCTGACTAGCACCGGGGATCGCCTGGTACGCCGGATTGCGAACCCAGCTACCAGTCTGAACCGGGCTATGGCTGGAGCCGGCGATATTCCACGAGCCGTCGCCCATGCCCGCGTTCTGGAGCGCCTTGTTGATCGCCCACCAGTCGTAGGTATCGGTGCCGGGCACTTGCGGCGCCTGCGAACCTGGCGGGGGCACCGCGGTGGATGCTGGGGGAACTCGGTTGGTGACCATGAAGGACGGGACCTCAGGCGGCTGAACTCTTGCTCTTGTATCGGCTTGCGAGATTGGAGCCGCTCGCACGGACCTCACGCAGGACCTGGGCGGCAGCCAGCGCGCGCGCGCTGGTCATTGCCTGGGCGCGCAGATAGTCACGTGCTGCCTGGCTGCGTTCAAAGACTGGCATGTCGAGGTAGCGTCGCATATTGCGATCGAAGTATTGATTGGTCAACTGCTGGTACTGGACCTGCTCGGCTTCGCGGAGCGGGATCTTCTGGATGTCTGAGGGGACCGTGCTCGGCTCGTAGTAGTCGCCCATCGCGCGCATCTTCTGGCGGACGTCGGGCGCCATCATCGCCTCGGGACTGGTCACGTCCTGACGCGCCTGCCCGCCGCTGCCGCGTACGAACCGTCCGAGCTCGCTGCCGACCACCGGAATGTCCTGGAGCAGGCCGGGCGCGCGCGGCGCTCGCCCGGTCGCGACATCGCTCGCTCCCAGAAAACTCGAGCCGAGTCCGTTGAACACGTCGCGGGTGGCGAAGTCGACCTGCGATGGACGGATCCGATCTGCGCTCTGGCCGGGGATGCTGGTGAGCGCACGCTCGAGGATCGGCGCGGTGGCCTTGCCGAAGTTGGACGCGTTCTCGTCGCTGAACTGGTTGGCGATGGTGCTGCCGCGGTAGAGGTCGGTATTTTGACCCAGTTGGAACGCAGTGCTGAGCGGGACCGGGATGACCCCGGTGATCGACTCGCTGGGGTTGCGGACGTTCAGCGGCTGGAGCGCCTGCCCGCTCGCCAGTGCCAGATCGCCAGCGTTGCGCGGCGTGCCCTTGCCGGTGGTGCGGTCGTACGCTTCGCGCGCGGCGATGGCGAACGGGGCGAACTCGCGCAGGTTGATGTCGATGTGCTGCGGGACGCGGTTGCCGTTCTTGTCGACGGGCGCGTCGCCGGGCATCATGATCACCACCCCCTGGTCTTTCAGGTACTGCGGCACGTTGTCGTAGTCCTTGGACCGCTGCGGATCGGACCGGTTCCACTCTTCGGCGGCGACCGTCGGCATCCCGACCAGCGAGGCGCCCGCGAGCGCCATCCCGCCGGGGTTCTTTCTCCAGAGTCGCCCGAACTGAGCGCCGCCCTGCACGCCCGCGTTGAAGAAGGGGATGAAGTTGTTCATCGCCTTGGAGAAGTTGCCGCCGCGATCGAAGTCGATGGTGACGTCGCGGGCGCGGGCCATCGCCTCAAGCTGGGTTTCACCACGCTGGCGAGCGACCCGATAGGCAGCGATTCGGGGAGCCTGCTCGAAGCGGTTGCCGAGCGCCTTCACCCAGCCGAACGCGAGCGCGTCGTTGGCGAGCTTCTTCGCGTCTTCAGCGTTGCGGATCGTAAACGCGTTACCGCGAGTGAGCTCGTCGAGTCGCTTCTGTGCTTCCTTGGTCCCTCCGCCGAAGAAGTTGCCACCGCGCATGCCCGCGCCGGACGCCTCCAGCTCGCGCACTCCTTCACCGGTCATTCGCCCGCTGCCGAGTCCTTTGAGCACGTCGCCGTAGGCCAGCATGAACTCCCGCATGGCGCTCGGGCCCAGGCCCAGACGGTTCCCCATCAGCGCTCGAGTGCCCATCCCGGCGATCGCCGCAGCGGCAATCTTGTGACCGCGATTGGGATCGTCTGGAGAGGTGGTCCCCGCGGTAATCAGTGCCGGCGCCAGGTTGAGCGCCATCGACGGGAGGTTGCGCCGCACTCCACCGGCAGCGGTGGTGCCGATGGAGTACCCCGCGGCGTCGATGATGGAGTTGCCGGCCAGCCAGAGCGGGTTGCGGGACACCGCGGTTTCGCGGACCAGATGGGTGGCCTTGCTGGCCAGGGTTGCGACCGGATCCGGCGCGACGCTGACGTTGTCGACCGCTTGCTTGATGTACGGGTTATTGGTGACGTACTCCTGCTTTTTCCCGTTGACGAACCCGGTGAGCTTGAACTCTCCCTGGCCTGGCAGGGGGCGGTAATCGGGGTGGTGCAGCGGACCAGCCGCGCCGCCGGTGTCAACGTATTCCTTCAGGTTGTCGGCGATGCGTTTGAGCGAGCCGCCCTCGCCTGCCTGGGCGTTGACCAGCCCGTTGAACACGCGGTTCTTGGCACCGAGCGCATAGGTCTGGTCGGCTTCGCGGATCAGGCTGGCGACGTGGTTCTCCTGCGCCTTGTTGGACCCTTCCAGGGTGTAGCTCTTGAACCCGTTGGAGTTGACGTTGACCTTGTTGCCGCGCGCGAGTCCGCCCGGACCTTCCTCGGTCTGGTAGTCCAGCAAACGGGTAGGGGTCCAGTCCTTGTAGGTGGCCAGCAGATCGTCCATCGTTTTCTGGTCGATGATCCCGCTGTTGACCTTTTCCTGCAGCAGGTTCTTGCGGTAGTCGAAGACCGCCTGCGCGGCGTTGTTCATCTTCTCCCAGGTCTGCGGCTGATCGGCGTACTTGGCCTGCATGTCGGACATCGCTTTCTGGATATCCGGGTAGCGCATGTTTTCGAACTGGCGACCGGTGCGCTGCGCCCACTCGGCGGCGCTCGCTCGCTGCGGTACGTCCATCTGGGCAACGCTGACGTCCCTGGCTGCCTTCTCGACGCGGTCCTGCGCGCGCGCGACCTCGTCGGTGAGTCCCTTCATGCCCTGCGCCTGCTCGCGCTGGAGCCGGGCCAGGTTCTGCTGCTCGTAACGAAGCCGTACATTCGCGCCGGCGTAGTCAGCGGTCGGGTTGTAGCGCGGCTGAGTGGTGAACGCGGCATCCGACGCTGCCTGGGCACGGCCCTCGATGGTGGCGCTCCGCGTGCCCGATGCCTCGCCGATCTGCGATCGCAGTCGCGCGGCACGGTCCTCAGCTCGTCCGACCTGGCGCCCCAGCGTTTCCAGGTACGGGTGCTCCGGGTCGGTCCCGAACAGCTTGGAGTACTTCTGGTTGAGCACCTTCGCGTTGTTCTCGGCGATGGTCAGGTCGCGGAGCTCCGGGTGAGTCACTAACCGATTGCCAGCGGTCGGCGCGGCCAGGGTGCGCTCGCGCGCGGCGTCGGCGTTGGTCTGGCGAGCGACTTCAGCCGCGGCGTCCAGTTGATCCTGGGCAGCCTGCACCCGACGGTTGGCGGCGTCCATGCTGATCGACTCGCGGGTCTGCAATCCACCCGGATAAGACGCTTCGTCTCGTAATCGCTGCGCCTCGTCGACCGCGTCCTGGGCTTTGTTCCAGTCCTCCATCGCGCTCTGCATTCGCGCCTCGGTATTTGGAGCGATACCCGCGTCGATGACTCGCTGCCCTTCCTGTTTGGCGAGCCCCTCGGCGATCGACAGGTTGGTGCGGTGCTTGATCAGGTCGTAGGTATCCGGCAGCGCTTCCTGCGGCACCGCGCGCAGCGACGGTCCGATAGCCATCTCGGTTGCGGTGGCAGCCTGGTGGGTGGGATCGACGCGAGCAAGGAGTGCCAGGCGCTCGTTGTCCTGGAGCGGGCGCCCGAGCCGACGCCCGAGCTCTTCCTCGATGTGGTTCAGGTCGACGTTGCGGTCGCTGTACTGGCGGACGAAGCTGTCCCAGAAACCCTGCAGCCCGTTGCGGTCCAGGGTGCTGACGATGCTCTTCTCGCCGTCCCTGGCCATCGCCGCGAGCGCCGGTCCGGTGCCGCCACCCGAGACGGGAGCGCCGGCGACCGACCCGGCTCCGAGCGGCGTCTCTGATCGAGCGGCACTGAACGCGTCCTCGAGCGCGTGAAAACCTCGTTGTCCGCGGATGCGGCTCAGGATCTCGCCGATCGCCTCCGCCGGATCGAGAATCGGCGGCACCTCCTGGCGCGGGTCGGCGCCCAGCCGCGGGTCGTAGATCCCCAGTCCGCCCGGTCCGAGCGTCGGCGACTGTCGGTTGAGTGCCTGCCGACCGGCGGCGCCGAGCGCGGCGAGCACCGCGTCCCCTGGCGACTTTCCAGAGAAGTCCGGTGGGAGCAGGTCGGGCATGCCCAGGTCCTGCAGGGTGTGACCGCCGGGAAGCTGGTTGAAGCGCTCGATCATGGCGCGGCTGCGATCGCCGACGCTCTGGTCCTGATTCGCGGGCTGATCCTCGGGCTGGTACTGCGTTCGCTTGGGCCCGCCGCCGCCGCCGAGTCCGCCGAGCGCCTGCTGGATCGCGTCGCTGATGCTCTTGCCGATCTGGTCGAACGGGCTGCCCGAGCCGCCGGTGCCGGGGGCGGACATCATTGCCGGCGCGTACGGCTGCGGTCGCTGCTGGTCTTGCTGTCGCTGCGGCTGGGCGTAGTCCTGGTACGCCTGCGGTGCCTGAGGGCTCGCGGCGGTGATCCCCAGATCGGCAATCTGCGGACGGATCGGAGTGCTGACGGGTCGCCCGGCGAGGCTGTCGCTGATCGCCTTGCGGGTCTGGTCGAGGACCTGTAGTGGACTCGCCGCTGGCGCCGGGCCGGTGGTGGTGGCCTGCCCGACTCCTGGCTCCAGATCGGTCAGCAACGTTTGCGCGTTGAAGTGCTGCCCCAGTCCACCTTCGGAGCCGATGCCGTCGGAGATTCCGTGGCCGATGCCGATATGGAGATGGGTCGCGCCGTCGCCGCCCTTCCACGCGTTGCCGGAGTTGCCGACGGCGCCGATCTGCTCACCCGCTCCGACCCGTTGACCGACCTTCAGCGAGGTCGGCTGATCGAAATGGGCGTAGTAGTAGTCAAGCCCATCATCGCCGCGGATCAGGACCGCGTTACCGCCGACGGTGTGCGAGCCGTTGTCGGTGAACACCTCGTCCACGGTGCCGCCCTGCATGTTCAGCACCGGCGTACCGCGCGGAGCCATCAGGTCCGAGCCGCCCTCACTGTGGTAGGTAGCGGTCGGCGCGTTGTCGGGTCGAATCGGTAGCGGGAAGATCTGCCCGTTGACATTGGGGGTATTGGCGATCTGGGTCCCGGGCGTCTGGCGCGGTGTCGCGGGAGCGTGCTGATCCTGGGCGCCCGGTTGGATCTGGGCGCCGTAGCCGCGCATGGTGTTGATCAGCCGATCGGGGTACTCGGTGCTGTTTTCGCTGGTGGGTGCATAGGCGTGGACCTGGGTGCCGTTGGGTCCCCACATCACCGAGCCGACGGTGGTCTGTCCCTTGGGGTAGTACTCCTGGGTGATCAGCTTGTAGAACGCTTCGGCGGCGGCCAGCTTGTCGGGGTACTGGCCCCAGCGGGAGCCCTGTACTGCCTGACCACCGTAGGCAGCGTTGCTGATGTCCCAGACGTTGTTGTTCTGCTGCTGTAACGGGGTCGATCCGTAGTTCGACTCGTTCTTGGCGATGCTCAATGCGAACGCCGGGTCGACGTTGTACTTGACGCCCAGGTCCCAGATCTGGCTGCCGAGCCCCTCGAGCGGGGTGCCCGCGACGATCCCTTCAGCCTGGGCGCGGCTGATGGTGGGCCCGCTGTCGATGGGGACGTTGATCTGGGCCGGGATGGCTCCGCTCGGACCGGCGCTCTGCGGTGTGGTGACCGTGGTCGGCTGCGCCTGGTCGGCGAAGGGTCCGCCGCTGGTGGTGGTCTGGTCGGCGAACGGCGACTGCTGCGGTGGCGTGGTCGCGGTATCGGGGGCGTAGATCGACCGCGGCGGAGCGGCGGGTGCCGGTCCGGGAGTCAGCGGCGTTTGCGGAGTCTGGGGTGTCTGCGGCGTGGGCAGGCCGGGTGGGGGAGCCTGCTCCGGTGCGGGCGCTTGTGGCGGAGGGACCGGCGGCGCACCGGAGACGGGCAACTCGACGGGTGGTGCCGGCGCGATCTGCGGCGACACCGGTACCGGGGTGGGGCTCGGAGTGGGAAGTTGTGGGACTGGCTGAGGCAGTTGCTGCGGGCCGGGGATCTGCTGCTGGCCGGGGATCTGCGGGATCGGGATCGGGGGGAGCTGGATGCCGCCGGGCCCGACGACCGGCGGGGTGATCGTCGGCATCTGGGGCGGCTGGTCGACGGACGGCATCAGTGATCGGATCTTCTGCGAGCTCGACGCGAGGAAGTCCAGACCCATCGACCCGGTCGGTGCGGTCGCCAGGGTGGGCCGCGGCATGGCCGGCATCGACGGCATGGCCGGCGTCGGCGGGGGCGTGCCGATGGTCTTGATGCGGTCTTCGGTCTGCTGCTTCCAGCGGTCCGCGCTGTACTTGTTCCAGGAAGAAATATCTACGTCTGGCAGCGGCATGGTCTTAGACCAGTTTCACGCTGCCTGTTTGCCCGGCCTGGGCTCCGTACTTGGGGAGGCTGTTGTTGTACGCCTGCTGGGCGTCGGTCAGGTTCCAGCCGGTGGACTCGTACATGCCCAGCAACAGCTTTTTCTGGGAATCATTCATCGAATTCCAAGCCTGGGGGGCGATCTGGGATGGCGGCGGGAGTCCCTGCGCGGCTGCCTGGTAGTCGGCGTAGCTGGTGCCTGCTCCGCCCTGCGGGGCGCCTGCTCCGGACACGCCGGTGGCTCCCGCTCCCATCAGTCCCTGCAGGCTGGCACCTTGCGGCGCGGTGCCGGGGTTGACTCCGAATCCGGGGATGCGTCCGAGCTGTCCTGCGGCGGCGCCTACCAGTCCCTGCAATCCGGTTGGCGTGCTCGCAAGAACACGTAAATACTGGCCATAATCTTGGGGCCCTCGCAGTCCGGCGATCAGGCTCAGGTAGTCCTGGGTGGTCTTCTGGTTCTGGGTCTGCTGGGCGAGCGCCTGGTTGAAGTACTGGCTCTGGGCGCCGAGCGTTTCCTGCCCGTTATAGATGCCGGTCAGCCCCGCCGCGCTGATGCCCTGGCCGAATTGCTGAGCCTGCGCGGCCTGGGTCTGCTGGCCGTTGTACATGCCGGTCAGGCCGGCCTTGGTGATCTCGTTGGTGAATGCCTGCTGGGCGTGGTCGAACGCTTGCTGGTCGGTTTCGTTCCGCAGCTTGGCATTCAGGTACTCCTGATATGCCTGCTTCATGGCCTGGTCGGTGGACGTGTTGAACTGATCGAGGTTGGTCTGGGTGGTGGTGCCCATGCCGCCGAGCCCATCGTCGTTGCCGCTGTTGCCGCTGCCGTTGTTGCTGGGCTGGGCCGATCCACCGGTGGTGGTGGCGTAGGCATTGACGACCGCTTGCAGATTGTTCGAATCGCCGTTCCAGCCGACGGCTTTGAGCTCCGAAGCCATCTGCTGCGGAGTCTTCGGTCCGTTGACGGTGTCGTACGTGCCGCCGCCGGAGTTCCCTCCCCCGCTCGAGGAACCGCTGCTGCCGGACCTGCTGCCGCTGCTCGAGCCGCTGCCCTTGGGGGTGTTGCCGCTGCTGACCACGTTGTCGCGGGCAGCCTGCGGGCTGGATGCATTCACGATCATGCTGCCGCCGTCCTCGAGATCGACCTTGTACTGGCCCATCGACTTCCTTCCTCTTTAATAGGCGCCCGGCGTCGAGGCCGGTCGCGGCTCGCGCGGCAGTTGCTCTGGCGTGACGGTCGGCGAGATGACCTCGCTCACCCCGGGCACGCCGGTCGGTCGGCTCGGCGGCATGATCTCCTTCACCCCGGGCACGTCGGTCGGGACGGTCTGCCCCTGCTCGTGCGGCAGGACCACGCGTCCAGATTGTTTCCACTCGGGGTGTGCTTTGAGCACCTCGTCGAGGGCTTCGGCGAAGCGGACCGCGCCGATGCGCTGCATCTCCTGGATCCGTCCAGCGAAGTTGGGGGTGCCGTCCGGATTGAAGAGCTGGTGGGTGTAGTAGGCCAAAAGTTCGGGTTGACTGACCTTCGCGGCGTTGGGTGCGGCGACTCCGCCGCGGACGCCGTCGGCGATGCGGGTGCTGATGTCTTCGGCCCACAAAGCCAGGTTGGTAGCAAGAACATCTGTTGGATTCGCGTTGGGGCTGTCGGAGATCATGCGTGCCGCCAGGTGATGCTGTGAGTCCAGTGGCAGCATCCTCGCCAGCCGATGCCGTGCCAGAGGAAGACGGCCATGCGTGAGTAGCTTCGTCCGCGCCGCATCCTATTGACCTGGCAAGGAGAGTGCATTACTGGGCACGCCGGGGACCACGGGCGTTCCCGGCGGCGGTCCGGGTGGAAGGGATGGCAGCCCGCCAGGAGGCATGCCCCCTCCGCCCGCGCCCATCGGCGGAGGCGGAGCGAGCGGCATTCCCTGCCCCGGCATGGGGACCGGGTTGGGCGGCGGCGCACCGGCCTGGTTCAGGTTGGGAGTGGGGGCACCGGGAGGTGTGCCCTGTCCCCCCATCAGGTCGGCCTGGCTGACGCCCGCGCCGGCGATCTGGGCCTGGGTGATGGTGCCGACCTTCTGCAACGTCATCTGCTTTACGAGAGCCTGCATCTCCGGGGACTTCTTAAAATCCTGGGTCATCCACGACAGCTCGACCTCGTCCGGGTTGGCGCCGTTTTCGGTGACCGCATCCTCGTAGGTGATCAGTCTGGCGTTCATCTGCTCGATCAGCGCTCGGACTTCGATGACCTTGTTGGACGGCGTCTCGGGATCGAGCCGCACGTTGTAGTGGTGGTTGCCGCCCAGGTCCTCAGGGCCGATGCCGAGCCAGGTGGCTTTGGTGGGCGAGTGCTTGAGCTTGCCTTTGGCCTGCTGCTCGCCCCAGGCGTACACCTTCTCGCCGATGCAGTACTCGATCAGCCAGCTTTCGAACGAGGTGCGCTGTCCGAGCGCGGACTGCGCGTTCTGAACAATAGGATCCCACGCGAGCCGGGCGAGGTGGGCTGCCTGATTGATCGCATAACCGGAGTCGCCTCCGCTCATGATCCCCTGCACCACGTCCGGCATGGCCATCTTGATGAGTTGCTGGACGTTCTGCAGTAGCTTGTCGGCTTCGGAGCCGGCGCGCGGCATCTCGACGGCGGCGATGTCGTAGGGGTAGATCTCTCCGGGTCGGATCTTTTCGGGTGCGCCTTCGTGGCCGTCCTTGCCGAAGGGGATCTGCGATTCGGGGATCCCGGGCACGGACCCTGGCGCGAGCGTCCTTTTAAAAGCTGGGAACCCGGTCATGAACGCGGCGTTCCCCTGCATGGTGAGCAGGCTATTAAGCAAAGGAAACAGCCTGAGAAAGCCGAACAGGACTGACAGCCCGGCTTTCTCGGGCAGTCGGGACGCGGTGGTGATGCCGAGCGCGTGGAAGTAGGGTCCGCGCAAGGTTTTCAGGATGGGGTCGCCGTAGCGGTGCTTGAGGGTCCTGACCAGGGTGCCGCGTCCGAGCGAGGAGCTCCGCGAGCTGATGTCGCCGGGGCCGATGAGGGTGATGGTCTGGGTGCGGTAGTCCCATGCCTCGACGCAGGTGATGGTCCTGGTGTCGAGGCCGCGTGCGGTGCGGGAGAACTCGGCGATCGCCAGCCCGAGATCCTTGGGGTCGAGGTCCTGCCAGTCCGGTGGCGGCGGCAGGATGCGTCCGCGGTTGTCGATGCCCGCTCCGAAACGTTGCAGGCACTCGTGGTAGGGCAGTTGCTTGATCTCGACGCACGACGTGAACCCGTTTTCGTTCATGTCGTAGTAGAAGGTTTCGGGCGGGACGTCGGTGGTGGCGATGGGGTAGGGCAGTGCGAGCTTGAGTTCTTCGGTCTTGGCGTTGTAGATGTGGTCGACGGCGTCGTCGTCGTAGTACGACTTGAGCAGCTCGATCAGGACTTCCTGGGACTGGTCGTAGTAGGTCGACCAGGCGGCTCGTTTGCGTTCGACGGTCTTGAGGATGCCTTCGCCTTTGGTGGCGAGGGAGTACATGAAGAGTCGGAGCAGTCTGCGTTTGGACTCGTCCTGCTGTCGTTCCCAGGATGCTTCGAAGAAGCGTTCTCGTCTGGTGGCGTTCTGCATGGGCGAGTCGCCGAACGCGGTCGGTTTGAACTGGACGGTGGCGGGGTTGACCGACAGTGCCGCGGCGACGGTGCTGGCGATCTGCATGGGGTACGGCGAGTGAATTTTGAGGGCAGTCTTCTGGTACGCCTCAGGGATATCGATCTCGTCTTCGTTGAAGAGGACGGTGTCGATGTCTTCGTACAGCTCGTCGCGGTAGCGGAACTGTCGTCTCAGGTCTTCGGCGAGTGAGACGGCGAGGTCGGCCATCTGCTCGCCGTCAGTGCGTGCGAGGTCCCAGCCGGCAGGCGCCGTGGTGGTCGCCATGTGGGGTTCAGTGTGACACGCCTGTACTGATGAAACAACTGTGACATTGTTTCACGTGTTACCGGGGGAGGAGGGGCTCGGCTAAGATCGGTCAGCGCAGCCGAACGCGGACATGGGCATGGGTTCTGGGACACCTCCAATAACCCCCTTCTGGAATTCGTGCCCAGAGCGACTCAGCGGGGTCGCAAAAGCGAAGGCTGAGTGTTCAGGGTAATTGCAAGCTCTGAACACTCAGTTGAGCCACTTACCAGATCTATCTGGCAGATAGATCTACCAAACGTGCTTCGAGGCGCGCTTGTTGTAGACCGACAGCGGCAAGTCGTTGGGGCACGCCGGCCAGTCAGCGCAGTACACCCAGCCTCCGCAGCCATCGCACCGATGCTGCGCGCCCCCGCCGTAGCGAGAGATTTCCGTGTCGCTCCAGGCGCCTGAGCCACGCTGCTTCTGCCACGTCCCGTGGCGCGGACAGTCCCACGGCATAGGCGCGTGCAGCGTCGGGGCTTGCGGCTCCGCAGAATTGGCATCGGTCAAGGCTGACGTTCTCCCCCAGGCAGTTCGTGCAACACCACGTTTTGGTCACTCTTCCGGCACTTATGTCTGCCAAGCGATGCTCGTATAGGACGTGGTGCGCTGCTGACAGTTCTTGAACGCACAGTGTCGGTCGTGGAGTTCCCGCAGCCGCCGGACCTCGGCCTCCAGCGCAACATTGCCAGCCGAGAAGGTCGTCACGACTTCTCGCCAGCGTTCCTCCTCATGCTGCGCGCGAGCCTTCCACGCTTCGCGTTCTTCAGCGAGCATGGTATTGGCTTCCTTCAGTCGCTCGACCTCGGCGTCTAGCCGTTCGTATCGTTCGACCCATTCTGTCTCAGCCTCTCGGAACCGTCGCTCCTGTAGTGCTACCTGCGCTTGAAGCTCCGCTTGCCTGTGAACCCATGCCCCGACCTCCTCACGGAGTTCGTCAACTTCTCGCTGGCGGCTGTTGTAGCCAGCCGTGAACATCGGGCTGAGTCCGGGTGTCGTGCTGACTTCGGGCTGCTGCACTGAACCTGACGTCTTCGGGCCTTGCGGCAGGTTGAGATGGATGGCCATATTGTGTTCGCAGGGGCATCGGCCGGCTTCGATTGCGCGACAGTTGCCAGCCGGGTGAAATGGGTGGCCGCAACCGGGACATGCGACTGGCGGCTTGCTAACGTCCAGCGTCATATGCGTCCCGGATGGCAGGTTGCTGTTGCCCCAATACGGTCCTGCGTCAAGTCATGGCTAAGCACTTCCAGCGCCACGGCTACTGATGGATCACCTGGCTTCATCCTTCCGTCGAAAGCGGCTGGTGCATACACCTGGAGCATGCCTTCCAACGCCGCCCGCAGCCGCTTGGCTCCAGCCAGGAACGCGCCTTCCGCTTTCGCGAGCCGCTCGACCTCGGCGCGGAGTTCGTCACGCTCGCGGGCAACTTCCAGCAATTCCTCTTCCCATGTATTGGCGTGGCCGTGCATGTTCAGCGGCTCCAGTTTGCTAGTCATTTCCATCTTTATCTCTGGCAAGCGCTTCACGGGAGCGACAAACGCTCGCGCTTCGTCCAGTAGCGTTCGCGTTGCTAGGAAGACTTCATGCCCTTCCAGTGTCGCCCGCAGTCGCTCGACCTCGGCCAGAGTGTTCGCCAGATCGACTCGTGTTTGTTCGAGCAGTTCGCTGCCGATCCGCTCCGACCGCTTCAGCCGCTCGACCTCGGTGCGACATGCGACGTGGACATCCTCAGGTTCATTATCTGGAAGCGATTTGCTCCACGCTTCCAGATCTTCTATGTCCGCGTGCGCGGCCCGGTCATACCGCTCCTGGGCTTCATTCTTGCTAGACATTTCCATCTTCGCGCGACCATATGATCCATCGTCATTCATGAAGCCATCCGCTGGTCCTTCGACCCAGTGTTTGGTAGTCATATCAACAATTCTCTCTATCAAGCGGGCAGCGACAACTGCCACGAGCGGTCGAACCGGGCCCTGATCGGTCGGTCAGTGATCCACCAATGTTCGGGATCGCCGAAGGATTCGACATCGGCGATGACTCTGGGTGAGGCTGCTTCCCGTTCGGGCGAACCGAGCCAGGGCCGGCACCCGGTCAGGTCGGTCACCACATAGCGGTATTTCATGCGGTCGCAGTCGACCATGTTCATTGTTAGCCCGGTCCGCTCGCGGTCGGGAGTGGCTTCGGTGGTCAGCCAGAGCACTTTGCACCCCAGCAGCGGGTGTCGAATCATGGGCCGCAGCAAGCAGTTCGAGGTGCCGATGTCGGACTTCGAGTGCCGACAGGTGAAGTGGTAGAGCGCCTCAGGGACGCTCATCCGAACATCGCTTTCGATCGGCCAGGTCCTGGCGGCTGGGCTTCGGCGACCAGCCCGTACCGTGCGGCGTCCGCGCCGTGGTCGTCGATCTTCTTGCCGTTGACCACGTCGGCGACGTCCTCCGGGTCCAGCGGATCTCTGACCAGGGCCGGCAGCTCGCGGCAGAGATTGGGCGCCGCGTCCCGGAACACGCCCAGCCGCGGCGGTCCGTCCCCATCGGATGCCAGCACGCGTCTGAACACGGCCCATCCTTGCTTGCGGTTGTTCATCCCGGCGTACAGGTTGGCGACGCCTTCATTCCAGTACACCCGCGCGATGCTGGGCCGCATGGCTTCGGTGCGCGGGTTGAACATGGACGGATCCAGAATGGTGAAGAAGATGTGCTCCCCTTCACTTTTATCCAGAATCAATCGAGCCTGCTGCTCGTCTCGGAGTCCGGCCAGGTACGCCTCGCGATACACGTAGATCCGCCTGGTGCTGGGGTCCCGTGTAAACCACAGACAGCAGAACGGCGCGGCGAATCCGTAGTCGACGCTGCACCACCGCGGCCAATCCGCCGGTATGTCGAACGGGTCCACCACATGCACTCTTGGATCCCACTCCGTAAAATACATTCCCTCCGCGCTGACCCACATTCCCAATCGGAGCCTGGAGTGTTGATACCCTTTGAGCGCATCGAGTCCCTTGATGTACTCCACTCCAAACGGAGTCCAGTCACTCCCGCCCCACAGCATCGGATTG